CACTTGGCGAGCTACGCCATCAGATTTCGGTGCTGGCTCCAGTTGCCGCGCCTGACGGTTCGGGTGGGGCGGCCATAACTTACGCTCTTCAAGCCCAGGTTTTTGCCGACATCCGCACCAACTCGGGTCAATCGAAGTTGTTCGACGATCGATTGACTGGGGACGTTTCGCTCTCGGTCTGGATCCGCTTCATTCCCGGCCTCACGCCCGATCACCGCTTCGGTTTCGGCTCCCGCACCTTTCTGATCCGCTCCGTCATCGACCACGACGGGCGCAACCGTTTCCTCGAATGTCTTTGCGAGGAGTTCGTGACATGAGCGGGTCCAAGGTTTCAATCTCCGGCATCGGGAGCGGCGACACAACGGCGCGCGTCGAAGCCCTCGTTCAAGCCCTCGCCCACCAAGCCTTTGCCGACCAAGCCTTTGCCGCCCAAGCCCTGGCCGGTGCCGCTGCCAATCCGATGCGCGGTGCCGATCCTGCCCTCGCCCGGGTGCCCGTCATCGCCGCCATCGACATCAGAGGCTGACCATGACCGCTGCCGTAAGCGCTTCTCTCGCGCTCCAGTCCGCGATCCTCACGGCACTGTCTGCGAGCGCAGATCTGACCGCCCTGACCGGCGGGGCCGCCCGCGTGTTCGATTTCGTGCCGCCGGGCACGCCTTATCCCTACGTCACCTTCGGCCAATCGCTCGAACGCGACTGGTCCACGGGCACCGAGGACGGGCGTGAACATACGCTCACGCTGCAGGTCTGGTCGCGTGCATCCGGCCGCAGCGAGGTCTACCATGCGAGCGCCATCATCCGCAGTTTGCTCCATCTCGCCAAGCTCCCGCTTGCCGGGTTCAACCTCGTCAACCTGCGCTATCAGTTCAGCGAAGCCCGCCGGGAGCCCGACGGCGAAACCTTCCGCGCCATCCTTCGGTTCAGGGCGGTGACTGAGCCCGTTTGACTTCAGCGCACGATCGCCAGAGCAAACTCAACGAGTTCCTTGATGTCGTCATGGCCGCCTCCGCGGGAATGACGGATGTGGGAGTTTACGGGTTGGTTCGATGGCGCCAAACCTAATGCAAAATGAGAGAAAGACATGTCTGCACAGCAGGGTAAGGACTTATTGCTCAAACTCGACGATGGCACCGGTACCGGGACCTTCGTCACCGTGGCCGGCATCCGCTCGCGCAAGGTGTCGTTCAACACCGCGACCGTCGACACCACGTCGTCTGAATCCGCCGGGCAATGGCGCGAACTGCTCGCGGGCGGCGGCATCCGCACGGCATCCATCACCGGGTCCGGCATTTTTAAGAACGCCGCGTCCGACGCGCTCATGCGCGCCAACTGCTTCAACGGCACAGTAACGAACTGGCAGGTCGTGATTCCGGCCTTCGGCACCATTGCCGGACCGTTCCAGATCCACTCGATCGATTTCACCGGCAAATACGACGGCGAACTCGCCTTCGACATCGCCATGGAATCGGCGGGCGCAATGACGTTCACCGCGGGGCCGTGATTGGCCTCACGGCCGCCGTTCCTCACTTTGTTCGGGCGACCTCTGGTTGGGGCGGCCAGTCGCGGGGCGTCTTGCTCCCCGGCGCCGCTCGTCGATGGTGAGATGGTCTGCGTCGCCGTCTTGGCCGCGTAAGGCTTCCGCCCAAGCAAGTTTCAAAATGAATCGGATAGTGCCGTACCATGGCCAACCTTCACCGCGGCGAGATTGAGGGCGTGCTCGACGGCAAGCCCTATCGCCTGTGCCTGACACTCGGCGCGCTTGCCGACCTGGAAGCAGCATTCGGCGACGACAACATGCTGGAGCTTGCCCAGCGCTTTGAATCGGGCCGCCTCTCCGCCCGCGATTGCATCCGCATCGTCGGCGCCGGGGTGCGCGGTGCCGGGCACGAAATCACCGATGAGATTGTGGCCCGCATGCAAGCCGACGGCGGCCTCAAGGGTTTCATCGACATCGTCGCGCGGCTGCTGACCGCAACGTTCGGCGCGCACAGTTCGCCAAAAGTCTCGCCATCCTCTCTGCCATCCTCTCTGCCATCCTCTCTGCCATCGCCTCTGCCATCCACCCTGCCAACCCCTTCCGGCGAGGTGCAGGCACCCGTCCCTTTCCCTGGGACGACGTGATGGCGCTCGGCCTCGGGCTTCTGCGTCTCGAGCCGCGCGCTTTCTGGTCGATGACGCCGCGCGAGGTTGCTGCCGCCGCGCGTGCCATCCTACCGCCTGCCGCTCTTCGCGAGGCTCGTCCCACCCGCACCGATCTTGCCCAGCTGATGGCTCGCTACCCCGATTGTTCACCCGCTGCTCCGTGAAAGGCCCACTATGACCAGAAAGTCCTCAGGCTCGTTCGGCGCGTCTTCGGGTGCGTTCGCCTCCTCCTCGGGCGCGGACTCGTCACAGCCCATCGAGACCTGGACGGTCGCGATAGATGCCGATACGTCGGGGCTGCAAAACGGCATTCAAACCGCGACCAACGCCGGGAAGCAGTTCCAGAGCGCGCTCACCACCGCGCTCGACGGCGTCGCGCTGCAAGGCAAGTCGCTGGGTGACGTGTTCTCCTCGCTCGCACTCAGTATCTCGAAGATCACGCTCAATGCCGCCTTCCAGCCGCTAACGCAGAGCCTTTCGAACGGTCTTAGCGGCGCGCTCAGCGGCGCTCTCTCCGGGTTGGGTGGGGCAAGTTTCGGCTTTGCTAATGGCGGGGTATTCTCGGGCGGGGTGCCGGTTCCATTTGCGGCCGGTGGCGTTATCCAGAGCCCGATCGCTTTCCCTCTCGGCGGTGGCGCCACCGGCATTGCCGGCGAACGCGGCGCCGAAGCGATCATGCCGCTCACGCGTGGTTCCGACGGGCGCCTCGGTGTCGGGGGCAGTGGCTCATCGGGCCCCAACGTCACCTTCAACGTGCAAGCGACCGACGTCGACAGCTTTTCACGCAGTCAAACGCAAATCGCCGCCATGCTTTCGCGCGCCGTCTCGATGGGTCAGCGCAATCTGTAACCGGTCGTGAAGGGTGAAATGGTGGGGCGTGGAAACGGGAATGGTGAGCAGGGCGAAACCTTCTCACCACTTCACCATCTCACCACCTCACCCTCCACTTCTCACCATTGCACCCTGCACTTCCAGGTTTTCCCATGCTGTTCCATGAAATTCGTTTCCCGACCGCCATTTCGCGCGGTTCGCAAGGCGGCCCCGAGCGGCGCACCGATGTGGTGACACTGGGGTCTGGTTATGAGGAGCGCAACGCGCGCTGGGCCGACAGCCGGCGCTCGTACGATGCCGGCTACGGCGTCAAATCGATCGACGACCTCAACGCCATCCTGTCCTTTTTCGAAGAGCGGCGCGGGCGCCTGACCGCCTTCCGTTGGAAGGATCATGCCGATTGGAAGTCCTGCTTGCCGTCGCATACTCCAGCGGCCACCGACCAGCCCATCGGCACCGGCGACGGCGCTACGGCGGCATTCCAACTTGGCAAAACCTATGGCTCCACTTTTGCGCCGTGGGTGCGAACCATCTCAAAGCCCGTGGCCGGCACGGTACTGGTCGCGGTCGCGGGTGTATCGCAGATCGCCGGCACTGCCTACGCGCTCGATAACACGACCGGTATCATCACCTTCCTGCCCGGTCATTGTCCGCCCGCTGGGGCTCCCATCTCCGCGGGTTACGAGTTCGACGTTCCGGTCCGTTTCGATACCGACAAGCTCGACGTTTCGATCTCCGGCATCACGTACGGCGCCATTCCCCATATTCCCATCGTCGAGGTGCGGTTATGAAATCGCTCCCTCCCGCGCTTGCCGCCCACATCGCAACCGGCGCCACCACGCTGTGCTGGTGCTGGCGTCTGACCCGGCGCGACGGCTCCATGCTCGGCTTCACCGATCACGATCGGCCGGTTGGGTTCGATGGCACCTCCTTTGAAGCGGCGAGCGGCTTCACCGCCAGCGAAATCAAGGACAGCGTTGGGCTCTCGGTACCAAATCTCGAAGTTTCCAGCGCGCTGTCGTCCGACCGGCTCGTCGAAGACGATCTCGTGGGTGGTCTTTACGACGATGCCAAGGTCGAGATCTTCCGCGTGAACTGGACCGATACCTCCCAGCGCATCCTGATGCGGGTGGGCTCGCTTGGCCAGGTCAAACGCTCAGGCCTCGCCTTCACCGGCGAGGTCCGCGGGCTCGCCCACTATCTGCAACAGACCAAGGGCCGACTTTACCAATACACCTGCGACGCCGACTTGGGTGATGCCCGCTGCGGGATCGCGCTCGGCTCGGCCACCTATACCGGTCATGGTGCGGTGCTCGCGGTATCCAGCCCGCGCTTGTTCACGGTCGGCGGGCTTGCAGGTTACGCCAACGACTGGTTCACGCGCGGGCTCCTCACCTTCACTTCGGGAGCAGCGTCGGGTCAGGCGATCGAGGTCAAGCTCCACTCCCTCGCGGCGGCGACGGGCTCTGTCACGGTCGAGCTGTGGTCGGCGGCGCGGTTGCCGTTGGCCGCGGGTCAGACGTTCAGCGTGACCGCCGGATGCGACAAGTCGATTGCGACCTGCAACGCGAAGTTCTCGAACTCGGTCAATCACCGCGGCTTCCCCACCATGCCGGGCAACGACTTTATCGTCGCAAGTCCGGTGGCGTAGGCGAGCGCTGAGTGACGTGAAGGGCAGGGGACTGGTCCCCTGGACCCCGTATGGATTTCGTCTTGGCCGTGCCGGCGGCCAGCCTAGCAAGCTATCGAACAATTGTGGTTCCAAAGATGACACCCGACCAGTACTCCATCGTCATCCTGGCGCGCGAATGGATCGGCACGCCGTATCATCATCAGGCGAGTGTCAGGCATGTGGGTTGCGACTGCCTCGGTCTGATCCGGGGTGTCTACCGTGCCCATATGGGTCATGACCCAGAGGTGCCGCCGCCCTACTCGCGAGACTGGTCGGAGGTTGGCGGCGATGAGGCCATGCTCGCGGCCGCGTCCCGCCACCTTATCCCGGTCGCGCTTGATGCCCTCGCGCCGGGCCACGTTCTGATCTTCCGGCTCCGCCCCGGTAGCGTTGCCAAGCATGCGGCAATCCTCGCCACCGCGGCGACGATGATCCACGCCACAGACGGCGTACCGGCTTGCGAGGTTGCCTTCTCGCCCTGGTGGCGCCGCCGACTTGCCGCCGCCTTTGCTTTCCCCGCAGTCCTCCCGTCCAAGCCCTAAAGGCTCCCTTCCATGGCAACCCTCGCCCTCGCTGCCGTCGGCGCCGCAGCCGGTTCCGCGCTTCTGCCCGAAGGTATAGGCATTCTCGGCGCCACCTTGTCGGGGGCTGCCATTGGTTCCCAGGTTGGTGCGCTTGCCGGATCGATGATCGATCAATCGTTGTTCGGCTCCAACCGCAACGTCCAAGGGCCGCGGTTATCCGATCTTCACGTGATGGCGTCGACCGAAGGCGCCGTGATCCCGCGGGTTTATGGCCGTATCCGGCTTGGCGGGCAGGTAATCTGGGCGGCCGATATCGTGGAGGTCGCATCCACTGGAGCTGCGGGCGGCGGCGGCAAGGGTGTGGGCTCGGGTGGCGGCGCCACGTCCACCACCTACAGCTATTTCGCGAGCTTCGCGGTCGGCCTCTGCGAAGGGCAGATCGCGGGTCTTGGCCGGGTGTGGGCGAATGGCCACGAGCTTGACCTTACTCAAATCACCTACCGGCTCTATACCGGATCGCCCGACCAACAGCCAGACGGCCTGATCGTGGCCCATCTTGGGCCTGGCAACACGCCTGCCTTCCGCGACACGGCCTACATCGTGTTCGAGGGCCTGCCGCTATCAGGCTTCGGCAGCCGTTTGCCGCAGCTTTCCTTCGAGGTCTACAGGTCGGTCGAGGCGTTCAACAACGAGGTCAAGGGTGTCGTTCTCATCCCCGGTTCGGGTGAGTTCGTCTACGACACGAACCCGGTCACGCTCACGACCGGCTTTGGATCGTCGGCTGCCGAGAACGTCCACACGCTGCTAGGGCCGACCGACTGGTCCGTATCGATGGACCAGCTCACCGCG